ACGAAGAGCGATTGGACTTTTTGGAAAATGAATTTGATCTTGATTTTACAATGATTTATGAAACATGGTAGTCATAAAGGATTAACAACAAGGGCCCGCACAACAGCGGGCCTTTTTTTGTGCCGTCGACAATAGAGATCGAATGAGCTATGCTAAGAAAAGAGCAGGAGTATATCATGAGCAATGCTATTGTCAAGCGTCCGAATTTCCTTGTAAGAGCCTACATCAACGCGTCATCTTCGATCTATCGAGCCTATCAAAGACTGGTTGCAGATCCTGAGCATCCCGAGCACGGAGCGTCATACGCGGCCCCGTATGGAGTGCGTCAGCCCTTCAGCCCTGCTACGTCAATGTCGGCGTACAGTGGCCACGCATACACCCATGCATGTGCAACAAGAGCCAGTCAGGATCTCGCGGCGTTGCCGTTGTCGTTGATGCGCGGGCGTGGTGCCAGTGCGGAACGGATCGAGGATCACCCCTTCTTGGATCTGATGGACCAGCCGAGTACGGGCGTAGACGGATTCTTATTTCGTGAGCAACTGGCGATCGATCTCATGCTGTCTGGAAATTGTTTCGTGTTGATCGTCGGGCCGATGAATGCACCGAGTAGCCTGTTTCGATTGCATCCTGAGAGCGTCCAGATCGTCACAGATCAACAGCGTGGGATCGTTGGCTACAAGTACACTGACGGCGGCGTAGCAGTACAGTATCCAGTTGAGCGCATACTTCATACACGCAATGCCAGTTGGAAAGCGGGGGCCGGCGGCGAGTTGTACGGGACAGGAGCGATCGAGAGTCTAAGCCGTGAGATCAACATCGACATCAACGCAACGAAGCTAGCAAGTGACTTGTCAAGCCAAGGGCGGCCGGACGTGCTGTTGTCTCCGAAAGATGATGCCGATATATGGGGGCGCGAGCGAAGACGCGAGATCCTAGACAGTTATCGAAATATGACGGAGAAGGGCGGAGCTATTGTGCTGTCCGGTCAAGTCGATGTGAAGACGCTGAACTTGACCCCGAGAGAAATGGAGTTCCAAGCAGCGCGAGAGATGGCCCGTGAAAACATCTCAGCCGTTATGGGCGTTCCTTCTACGATCCTCGGACTGCCGGACGCAAACTATGCAACAGCGCGACAATCGACGATCGTATATTGGGACATACAAAGCAAGCGGGGCCGCAAGTTTGAGCTATTGTTCACACAGATCGCAAAGATGTTTCAAGACGATCTCCGCGTCGAGATTGACTATTCAGGCGTTGAGGCGTTGCAGGATCTCAGAACATCGAAGCTAGAGCGAATTGAAAAGCATATCCTGATCGGCGGCATTTCAGCGGCGGAGGCGTACGCATACGAAGGACTAACGGACAGTCCTCTATCCATCGAGGACGAAGAGATCGAGGAGGAGCGCGACTTTGCACCGGTCGAGCGATTACTAGAAGTCATCGAGAGCAAAGCCAAAGAGGACGAACTCGCGAAGATCGGCAACAAGCGCAAAGCATTTGAGGAGATGCCCGCCGCGTCACAGAAGGGCGTCGAGAACAAAGCAAAAGAACACAATGAAGAGCACGGCGACGATCCGAAGCGCAAGACGACAAAATATACGCTCGCGGTCGTGTGG